CGCTGCTGTTTCTTTTTGCTCTGGTGTCTGCTCTGTGCCGTCTGCGTTTAGCGCAGGCGTTGTGGTTACGTCCTTGGTCTGAGTTTCTGTGCCTTCTACGGGGGTTTCAACTTCCGTAGTCGGAGTTTCTACGGCTGAGTCTGCCGCCGTGTCCGTGGATGAGTCTATGGACGCGAAGTCGATCATATCTGTTGCCATTTGTTGAGTCCTTCTGAGCGTTTTAGGATGGGCCACGTCTTTTATGGCGTGGCCCTTGGTCTTACTTCTGCGGTTGCTCTAAGGCGTGGGGTATAGCCTTTTTCGCTACCGAGTCGTTCAGTTGCGTTGCTGCATGCTGGACAAACATATCTGGCGTTGCATTGATCTGAGCCTTTGCCAGGGCTTGTACAGCTACAGGAGGAGGCATCTTCGAAACGTCGATGCTGATGGATTCAGATGGTGGTCTCTGTTGTGGAGGAGTGTTCGCTGCTGCAATTTTCTTAGCCATCGCAACGTGCTCTTGCCAGTGCAGTTTCAAGTTCATGAAACATGCTTGCTGATCTGGCGCTCCAAATCTCAACTTCTGACCTTCAATCGAATTCATCTTCTCGAAGCATTCGTTAGCTTCCACTACGTGGTTTTCGCTTTCGTCTTGTGCTACGGACACACTGCTAACCTGAGGCGGTACTGCTTGCATCGCTTGGGTCAACTGCTGAACCATGGGGCCTGCTTGTGGAGGCACCATCTGTCCTGTAGCCTGGGCATTCTGCATGCCTTCGTTGGCTTGATCCAGCGCGTCTTTCATTTTAAGGAACGCTGGGTTGTCCTGTGCAGGTTCTCGCAGCAGTTTTTCAAACTCATTACGCTGCTTAGTCACTGACGAAGCACCTTGTACTTTGTAGTTCTTCATTCGCAGAGAAGTGGCGGTCTCAGCCAAGTTAGACGGGCTGAATACCCACGCAGCAAAGGGAGATGCTGGGGCGGTAATGGCTTTGTCTATCATACCCATTATCTTAACGGCCTTTTGCTCTTCGGTCTCTGGAATAGAAGGGTTGCTCTCGGGGTAACATAGTACGTTTCCACCAAGGAGGTTCGCAGTATTGACCGAGACGTTTCCCTGTCCTGGCCCAAGGTTCTGTGTTATCTTTTTGCCATCACGACATTCTGCTGCACACTTCACGGCCTGCCTTGCAGCGATTGCGAACAAGTCCTGAATGTTATTCCATGGACAGCCCACACGCTGAAGCGCTTGGTCGCGCTGTATGACTGCATTGCCTACGGTGTTCTCGCCTGTGGCGTTACCGAACAAGGAGGGCAGTGCGCCCGAGATTTCCTCGGAGAGAGTTGTGATGAACCATTTGATGAAGTCAGGCAACGCAGGTTGAGGCGTCGGTACTGGTTCCACCATGATGTATTGTGATTCCGTTGTAAGTCCCGGTTGAGGCTGGAACGGTCCTATGTCGCCAGGGATGTTGGGCTGCTTCTTGATAGCATCCATGTCGAATGCTTCAGCGTTCATCCACTTCTTAGGTACGGTGCGTTTGAAGAAGTCATCCAGAAGATCAACCCAATCGTTGATGCGCTTCTGTACCGAGATTAGGGCCGTGCCCATTGATCTTCGGTTCTGACCTTTGCCTGCTGACGGGTGAGCGATGGCTATGTGATCATCCATCTTCTCATTGCGTGAAAAGGCGTACTCTTGTCCTGCACGTGCCAGTAGCACTCCATCTGGGAATGCCTCTAGCAGTTCTGCTTTGACTTCATCGCTTACTGATCCGTCAAGGAACATCGAAGGTCGCATCCACGTGTACTTCACAGTGGTGTGGCGACTCAACGAGTCTCCTGTGACGTACGCTCCGAGTACTGCTTGGCGTACGTTCTCTCTTGCAATGCGATCAAGTTGTGTTGCAGACTGACCATCGGTACCGGGGTTGATCTTGCTGGCAATCCACGGGAACATACCGCGAACCATAGCAACGTCGTAATCCAGCATCAACTGTACGAATACCATTTCGCAGGTGTTGTCAACGGAGATGGGAACCTTGTGATCCAGTTTCCCGTGAGCCGTGGTGACTTCCATGCCGAGCGGTTTCTTACCGTTGTTTCCTACTCCACTGGCAGTAAGCAAACCATCAATGTCACTTCCACCTTCAGATTCGGACTCAGTGACTTGTAGAAAGTCTTCTTGTCCTTCTTGTCCCGTTGGGGTTCTGTCTGGAGGATTCAGTTCATCCTCTGGTACAGTAGGCGTTCCTTGGTCCTCTTCAAATCCATACTTCTGTCCGTCAAGGTTGTAGCGTGTCCACAAAAGGACGCGATCTTCGTTCCAGAAAATCCTGGCGCACTGAACTAAAAGTTCATGAAGATTGTTGTTCCTAGCCCAGATTTCTTTGAAGCGGTCAGCCTCTTCGGCTGCTATGATGTCTGGTCCCCACTCTGGGTTGGCTGGGTAGAAGTCCACCTTTGGTATCTCACGTGATAGCGCAGAGACGATGATATCGCCCTTAGGACCGTACACGTTTGTGTCGTAAATACTGTTGTGGTTTCGTTCGTTGGCTTTCTTGCCCTGTCCACCACCTGGGAGTTCCCAGCCTCCGCGCTTTCCGCGCAGCAAGTGCTGGTACCCTCTCTCGAAGTGTAATGCTTCCCACGCCTGCTCAACTTCCATGCGACGTGCGGCAACGTCTGCTTTTGCGCAGAGGTCATCGAGCGAAATTAGCGTACCACGTGCCTTGTCGCTCAACTCCGCAAAGGGTTCTGGGGAATACGGGAAGGGCGCATACACTCCGAGGGGACTATCCGAAGGACTTTCTGGTTGGTCGCCTTGTTTGTTAGAGCCTTCAGCCTCTACTCCTGTTGCTTCTGAAACTGTGTCCGGCATTGTTTGTCTCCCCGCCTATAATCCAAAAACCTAGTGCGACATCGCAGCGAATCCTTTTGCACTCGCCTTCATTCTCTTAACGTGTTCGCTGTCACCAGCTTTTGGTTCCTTCTGGGATGCGCTTAACTTCTGTCCTTCGGGAACTCCTAGTGCGCGATGGAGTCCGCCTTTGTTCACATTGAAGGAGCCGTGTGAACCTAAGTCCACTTTGTGACTCTTATGCCCGATTGCCATTTAGTAAACTCCCTTGCCATTGTTCTTGTGCTGTCCCGTAGCAGAGGAATTGCTTCCCTTGCGAATTCCCATAGTCACTCGCTTGAACGAGGTAGGGTTCTGATCCTTCGCAGACAATGGAGGTTGCTGCGGTGATGCGTTCAACTTGGTTCTTTTTCCTAAGCCGATTGCCATGGTGATTTGTCCTTCTTTGACGATGGGGCATTCATGACTTCCGCCATGTAATCTTGTTTCCCTGTGTTCTTTGTATTCTTAGATGGTTCAGGCAACTTTGACTTTGGTCTTTTTCCAAGCCCTATCATGCTGCCCTCATGCTTCCTCTTGCAAGCTGCCCACCAGAATCAATCCTAGGCTTCTTCTTGCGTGGCGCTGGCGTAGGGGCTTCCCCTTGTAGCCACGACGGTAACGGAGTAGAGTTCATCGAAGCAGTCTCCGCAGGTACTGCTGGTTTCTTCTTTGGAGCACCAAGCCCTATTGGCATTGTGTTTTCCTTTTTGTTTGGGCAAATCTTCTTGCTTCTGTCCAAGGCTTTCCTTTTAGTGTGCTAGAGTGATGTCCACCCGTAAGTGTCTTTGCTATTTTCTCTCTAGTCTCCAAGGTAGGACGCTGCCCTTTGCGTCTTCCCTTAGGTGGGTTTTCTCCCCCATCAGTAAGGTTCCTCAAGCAACCAAGTTTTAAGTCTTTGCGACCGTAGTACCAAATCAGAGCAATCTCTGTTTCAAATGCCTCGTCTTCAGACTGTGCCGGGTAAATAACGATTCGTTCTAGAACTTTAGGACAATGCACTCTATGGTTGCGTGTATCGTAGGCCCTGTCGTGACTTCCTTTGCCTACATAATAGGGTGTTCCATTTTCTCGTAACCAGACGTACGCGTAGAAACCTGTTGGTAAATCTTGTACATCAAAACTTCTTGTGCTTATAGATTCTTTCCTGTAAGTCTTCTGGTAGTTGTGGTGGTAGCACTTCCTACATAATTTCTTGCAGTATAGAACCATTTCTGGATGGCAACTTGCTTGTCTCACAAACCCTCCGCAATAGGTCGCGCAGGAGGGATTGCGGCCCTCCGTGCGCTAACTCAGGGAGCAACCCCTGAGGATACTTCTAATCTTTTACCCAGAATTTGCAATAGGCTACTGGGTGCACCTTTACATCCCCATTAGGCAGTCTAGGGCGTTCACTAAGTTCCTTCATCTTTTCCCCAGTACAACCACTTTCTTTTCGATTGAACTTTGAGCAGTTGAAGCAATGCTCCGAACTGCCTGGGTGATGCGACTGGTATCCTGTTTTGGGTTCCTTCAGGATTGAAAATGCAAACTTACCCATTTTTATTCCTCCCAAAACCTGGGGCCTTTTTCTTCTTCTCTGGCAGAGTCTTAAAATCGGTGGCGCTTGACCACTCAGCCAGCTTGCTCTTCCCGCCTACTTTCTCGGGATGAGCGTACAAAAATCTTTGTTGCGCCTTTGACTCGAACGGCATGGCCGCTCCTTTATACTAGGTTTGGCATGGCGAATCCATCTTCTTCAGACGGTGCGCCTTGCTGTCCCTTGCTGTCGTGATTGAAACCTTTGTGCTCTTCATTCTCCTCTTTGCCAGCAGGTGGAACGTTAGCCAGTTCACGTGCCTCACTGTGCGCCTTGTGGGCGTGCTCGTGTACATTCATGTGGACATGTCCATCGGCGTGATGCGAAGTGACTGTGTGGCGTCCAGACTTTTCATCGTGATGAATCACAACTTTAGTTGCTGGACCGTGCTCTGCAACTACTGGGTGAGTTTCGTGCTGCTCATCGCCCTCGTCGTTTTCACGTTCGTTTGTTTCACCATTGTGTTCTTTGCCTTCGTTCATTTCGACGCCTTCATGTTCCTTATCGCCTTCCTGCTCACCAGCCTCGAATTCTGGGGTTTCAGATTTCTCGTGCTCTGGTGCTTCAGAGTGCATACCATCTTCACTGTGATTTTCATCATAGTGCTTTCCCGCAAAAGAACTGCCGAATTTCTTCCCTGTTTTGCTTGTGTACATTATGAAACTCCTCTTCGGCAGAGCCGAATTATAGAACTTTCTTCAACCGTTCAATGACGGCTGCCTTCGTTTTCTCAACGTAATCTTTGCATTCACTAGGGTACATAGGAACCCAACCTTTGCGTTCTGATAGAGACGGCTCATGTTCATACTGGCAACTGATTTTGTAACCGTTCTCCACAACGCAGATTGCGACGTGGCATAATTCGCCAAGTTTCTCTTCTTTGTCTTCTGCCATGCTTACACCTTGGCGGCGGTTGCCGCTTCCTCTGCTAATTCGGCTTCAATGCGTGTGTCGTGCTCTTCTTGCTCTGCTTGCCAAGCGGTTTTCACCTTAGGTGATGTGAAACTGGCGAAGCTGGGCTTCTCTGCACGTTTTCTCGTGGGGTCAATACCTACGCGCTGGTTGATGTTCATCTGATAAAGTGCGACTGTAGCTGTGAGTTGTGCTTTTTCAGAGCGCAATTCAGCTATAGTTTGATCTTTGTCCTGCCTCATTTGTTGCAAATCAGAACGCGCCAGTAGCAAGTCAGTTTCCAAGCGGTCTACCAGTGCAGAGTAGAACAGGTCGTCCCAGAAACCACGAACGCTAGATGCGATGCTCATGCTGAGTCCTCCTATTGACTATCGTATTTGCTTTGCCACACAGGCTGTTCGGCCTGTCTGAACGATGATGTTTTGTTCTCATTCTCCGCATCAAGTTTCATCTTGAGGAAGTGGGCAGCTAGTGGGTCAGTCTTTTTCAACATTGCGACTCGTTCTGCTTCGATCTGTGCTTCAGGCTTCTTCTTTGCTCCGAGGTGTCCGTACAGTCCGTATCGGAAACCGTCGTAGCAGTCGTCGCCTTTGGCATCGACCTTCAGCACATCGTCCATCACTTTAGGGTCGCGCATCAACGACGGGATTGCAAGGATTATCTCCCTGCAAGTGTCGAGGATTACAATTTCGCCCTTCTTGATGCAGTTATACATCAGCGATGCAGAACCAATGCGGTCCTGTGTCGCTCGTGTAACTGGCGGTAAGCCCACAAGTTTCAATGCTCGTGAGTACTCATTCGCAGGTGTGCGTTCGTCCATCTGTCTGTTGAACTTTTCGTGAGAAAAGTAAATTGCTTTGAGTGCGATTGGTTTTCCGTTTGGCAAGTGTGCTTTTGCTTTGATGATCGAGGCCAACTCGTCCATCGTCTTGCCGCCCGTTACAACAATCTCTTGAAAGCAAACAGTCTTGAGTCTGTAGTTGTCTCCAACTGAGTCCTTAACCAGCGCCTTCGTAAACAAATACGTGGCGTTGGCGTGCTGCATGCCCCAGTCTTCTCCGGCCCAGCACGGTTGCCAGTCTTGCCAGATGATAGCCTCGGGGTCTTCTCGTAAATTTATTACGTGGTACGAAGGGTCGAAGCAGTCGAAGTACTGTCCTTCTGCTACGCCGTCATACCCGTATAGAACTTTGTCCCGCTTCGCCTTCGGCATTGACATCAAACGTGTAACGATGCCAGGGTCACGTGCGAGCAGTTCTGGGTTATCAAAAACTGTCGAGCGTTGGTAGGCGTACTCGTCTGGGTCGTAAATCTTGCTCCACTCCCCAGATTCCTTAGTCCACCATGTTCCATCCACGGGATCGCGCTTGGCTTCCTCGCCTGGATTCCATGGTTCCTTCTGAACAAACAGCGTGCGGTAGTATTCGTAGTGTGGACCCAACGGGTTCGTACACCCTACGATGGTTGGTATCGGGAGATTGTTGTGATCGTCCCGTTGGCAAGCTGGGTTGACGATGTTACGTTGGAACAGCATCATCCATGCATCCGGCGAGAACTGACCACATTCATCAACCAGAATAGCGGGGTAAGCCTGCCCTAGGTACTGCTCGATGTCTCGGTCTTTATTGTTCTGGCAGTGTCCGAAGACTACACGTGATCCATTTGTTAATGTAGCAACGTGCTTCGTGGAGTCGTAGGTGTATAGTTCCTTCGGCATGAAGGTGCGAAAATCTGCAATGGCTCCGTTCTCCAGTTCTTTAAAATTTCTTCTCAGAACTAGAAGGTTGCACCCTTCCCATTGTAGGCAATAGTGCATCACAAAAAACATGAGCCATCCGCAAGTTTTACCTGAGCGGATACCGCCCGTACTTAAACATTGTCCTGCTGCAGGTTGCAAGTACACCTTACCATTACGCATAACATTACGTATCAGTTCTGTCTGCTTCGGCTGGAATCTGAATATCTTGTCGAAATTCAGTGTTCCATCTGTGTTTAAATATGGCTTTGTCTCTACTGCATCTACGATTTTTCTTCGGGGCACTGAGTTGCCTCTATTTCTTTTTCTCGTTCGTGATTACACCTAGTACCTCTGCAAAGGATGGCTGCTTGGGTTTTACAACCGCTTGATCTGCATCCACAACTTTGGGGTTCATTAAGTCTGGTGACACCACGATGATTGTCTTCACAGGCTGAGTCGTAATCCTGTCTAAGTCTTGCTCTGATGACGCTTCTTTGCCCAGCGCACGTCTCATCACAATCTCGTACGCCTTCACCACCGCCATTGCTAACTTGGGGTCCGAGGTTTCGAGTTGCGAGATACGTAGGATGTTTCTAAAAGATACTTCGTGTTCTGTCATGCCCTCTTTATCTTTGTTGGGGCCATACAGAATCTTTCTTTCCTTACGGGTAAACTCTATGGTAGGGATAAGGGGCTTTGACTTCTTTACGAAGGTGCCCTTCTCGCTACGTATCATTTCCCTTAGTCCACCCTCTTTGGTTCTTACGATTACCAACGACGTGCCTTCAGGAGGGTTTTGTGGTAAAGGCTTAGGTTCTGAATCTGCCATTACTTTCCCCACTTTCTTAGATAAACTGCGGCAGCTTCACATAGTGTGGGACTTTCCTGTAGCATGCCTAGTGCTTGATTGCATGTACCGCAGAGAAGTTCTCTAGGAAGGTTTGTGAGGTGATCATGATCTGCATGTGGGGTTGCTTCAAAGGGTTTATTGCACAAAGCACAGCAGTTGTTCTGCTTCTCCCTAGTTTCCTCTACAGATTCTGGAGTCCATCCTAGTTTCTTCAACGCAGACTTGCGGGAGCGCTTTACTGATTTGGTACGAAATTCTGAATCGTTTTTGTAACGTTTCCTGCTTGCTTGCAATTGTTCTTCTTTGTTCTCAGAGTAATACTTCTTCATGTACTCTGAGTTTGGTTTACGCTTACCACGTTTTGCTTCGTTCTTTAACTTCAAACACGCTATGCACGCCCCAATGTTATTCACATTGTCTGGCGTTCTTTCGTGTCCACGTTTGCAGTGTGTTTTCATTTTAACTCCTATATAGTTCGAACGGGGAGTGATATAGGCACTCCCCGCTCTGCACTGGGTAATTAGTCCAGCGATTCTTTAAAGTTTCTTAAAAGAGTTCACCACACCGTCAAATACATACTCGGCCTTGGTGACACCGTACTTCAAAAACAATTGCTCGACATACGTTGTATATTCCTTCGATTTGGCTTCAGCAATCTTGCTCAGACGCTGTATCTCCATCTGGCTTTTAAGGAATTCCAACTCCGCATTGCGGAGCACGAGTTGCTCCTCTGCTTTAATCTCCACAATCGCAGCCTTGATCTTTTCTTCAACCTTCGCCACAGCTGCTTCCGCAACGGTTTCGACCTTGGTTTCCACGGCCTTCACTTCACCTTCAATTACAGTTTCAATGCTCATCTGAGTCTCCTAAGTTTTTATTTTTACCACACGTTCTGAAATGCCCCTGCTTTCGCTAGGCGTTTCATTTCCTGCTGAAAGACTTCCCCGTGCTCTGCTCTGGGTTTTGCAACGTGCGCCATTTCATGTAGCAAGTCTGCCACTACATAACGCATGGACTTTACCTTGGTTTTCTGTATGAAGATAACTGGGGGCTCGTCTGCATAAAAGTATGTCGATGCGCAGTTGCTTTTTTCTGGGCTCTTACTCTTGCCTATTTTGGAAACAAAGTACAACTTCGTTCCTTTGGGCAGTTCATTGTTGAAGTACCTATAGTTGTAAAAGTTGTACAAACCCTTCAAGTACGAAGACGCCTTCATGTTGCTACTCCACAAGCCCACCGCTCTGAGTTAACTTTCGGGCAAGATAGGAGTGAGGCATATTGCTGCGCGGCCTCTGCGCGTACAAACGACAAAACCCACTTCGGTTAGGAAGTGGGTTATGATACTGCTTAGAAATGTCCTGTTACCAGCCTCACAATTGCGCTGCAATTGTTGGAGGGCTTACAAGTTTTGGGGGACAGGTAACTCCCCTAATGCGACTACAGGTTCGTGCGGATATCTCCGTGAGTGGCTGTGTCGCGTGCAACGTGGAGATGATCAACCTCACACCGTTGCTACCACAGCCCCGCCTCAAACGAGTGCGGTGTGGCTTCGGTAATTGCGGTAGTCGTGAGCTACACCTCCGCTAAGCATTACCCATTCGCGCCTCCGATACGGGGCGGGGCGAATTTCGACATCAAGCCTGACCGAACGCGCTGTGTGCGTCATCGTTATATTGCCTCCCCGCTAAGGGAAGTCAGGAAACGTGTGTCGAATCTTGTGCTACTGAAACGTAGTTGGCGCTCTATCCAACTGAGCTACACCCAGCCTAAAGGCTAGGTGGAAGGATTCGAACCTACGACCTCCAACTTTTTACGGCGCTCTGCTACCTGAGCTACAACCGCACACCGCGCCAGCCGCTAGGGCTTCTGCTTTGGTGCTTGACGCGGTAGGCAGGACTTGCACCTGCGGCCTCCGTCAGCTTTGTACTGAACTTTGGTGGATCGTGAGGGATTCAAACCCCCGTTTTCTCCGTGCAAGGGAGAAGTCCTCTCACTAGACGAACAACCCACATTAAACTTGTTACGCCATTGCGGCGTTAGTGAAAGCAAACTCTCCAAACATCTCCAGAGCCGCTTCGTCATATGCTATCTTGGCATCTTCTTTACTGCTGAAGTAGCCAAGATGTTTGTTCTTTCCTTTAATTCCTATAGAAGCAAACCACTTCTTGTACTCTTTTTTCCAGTATACACCTTTGTGCCCAGAGGTATTTGCTTTACTCAGCCTTGAATTATGGCAATTATTAGCACGCGTAGTGATACGAAAGTTACTGCGTTGATTGTTGAGTCCGTCGTGATCTTTGTGATCAATGTCCAATCCTGCAGTACTTCCAACAATGAAAATATGAAGATAAACTCCT